CGCCATGCCGATATAGGTTGTGATAATATTCATTTTATACCTCTGAAATATCTACAAACATTTCAAGGTGGTTTGATCCTCCCACCTGAATATTTGGCGTTCCGGGACCGCCGAACGTGTCAGCAATAGAGAAGTTTAGAACGTCGCTCGTTACAAAAACCGTTGGAGGCAAAACGATGAAAAAGGTATTTGGAATGTTGTCAAACGGGGTTATTGTCAGTGTGGAATTGCTTAACACTCTAGAACCATTTTTTCTTGGATAAACATAAAGATAATGGGGCGAGTTTGTGTATGTAAAATTGACGACAAGCTTTAGTGTAATTTTGACACGGGCATTTCTTGGAAAAACAAAATTTTGTGTATTTGTTCCCCAAAGTCCAAGATCGTCAAAATCTGGCGTGTCAAATGTCAAAATATTTCCACCAACGCCAGCAGAATCTGCGCCAGATTGCCAGTTGCTGGCCGGAATCGTTTGTTGAATTGTTTTTCGCAAAACGGTTCTGGGCAACGCCCTTGCAATTCTTGGTGCCGGTTGCCATTGCACGAGAGACGCGTTCCACGTCAAGACATCGCCATCTTGGGGCGCAACATTTAGGATGTTTCTTCCCTGCAGACGCCTGACGGTGTTTGCCCCCGGAGGCCCATCAACGTCGCCACCAAGATTGCTGACCATTGGTGGCGGAGGAGGCCCACCAGCGCCATCGTATTGATAATGAACGTCTCCTTCGTTCCCAGACAGCGGCGGCCCACCGGTCCCGATTGTAACTTCATAGATTAAGCTGTTGTTTCCTGCAAAAACGCGAAGTGTTTTTGTTGTGGCAGTAGGGATTAGAACCCAATTCGAGCCATTCCAATACTGGAGCTGGTTCAAGTCCGTACGAAAAAATAGCTGTCCCATCGTTGGTGACGATGGAAATGCCACTCCGCTTCCAACTTGCGACTGGGATATGCCGAGATAGGAGGTTCCAATCATGATTTTTTAATTTCCTTACGGCGTTATGGTAACCAGATTTGCTACGACATCGATGGCCGCATTCGCGCTTGCTTGAACTTGTAGTGAATCTCCCGGCAGCAGGGTGATTGGTTTTGGAAAATATAATGTTGTTCCAGGAAGAACGCGCATGAATCTGGCAAGATAGATGTCGGGATCTCCGCTTCTACGAAGAATTAGTGAGACGTTGGCCTCGTCTGAAAGTGTTTTGTTTGCGAACAGAAGAGTATTCACCAGCGCGCTGGTTCCAGGAGGTCCAGAAACGCTGCAAACGGGTTGAAGGCTAGTGGTGGCCTGAAGTTTGTGATTCGAAAAAATGTTTGCCATGTCGATGCTCCGATAGTCTATTTATTATCCGAAAATGATCGCATAGATCAGGCTGCTGTCAGTGTTGCTGGTGATGACTGCCCGCCAGTCCGTGCCGTCGAATACTTCTGGTGCCGCTGTGCGCGCAGGGTCGATGTTCATTCGTAGCGTTCCGGTGGGCGGTGCCGCTGGCCGCTGTGCCACATCGCCGGCTGGCAAGCATAGACCACCGGTCGTGTCGAACCAGAAAACCGCATTGCCGGGCCCGGTATATGATACCGGGATGTCGGAGCTTCCGGTGTCGACTTCGAACGGAACCCCTGCCGAAACTCGATAGATGTTCCCGCGAGGATCTGCTACGAAATGAAACATGTTTTTCTCCTCAGACCTTTATGATTTCAATAACTGCATGAATTTTGTCTTGGAAGACGTCTGCCGCTTCGCGCCGCGATTGAACATACAACCGAAGGGTGTTTGATGGAACGTCGATGACAAATCTTGGGATAATATATCCGTTGGGGTTGCTGCCGTCTGGTAAAGAATTTCCTCCATGACGATAGATTGTCGTGTTTAAGCCAGTGCTTTGTGGAGCGCCCGAATTATTTCTATAGATGGTTCCTTCAAAATTGTGATGAGAGTTCAAATAAGGACCGACGGTTGCGCTGATGGTCCGTCCGACTACGGTGGCTTTGAAGGCCCAAGTTGTATTTTCTGGGATTACAAGTCGTGCGCCCGCTTCTCCGCCCAAGAACATTTCCACATCGGTATCTGCAACGTTGATGGTTCCTGACATGAATTCTTGCTGAAAGGCTTCTTGGGGAGCGGGCGGTCCTATGGCAACCCACTTGCTTCCGTCCCAAAGAAAGAATTTTTGAACTTTTGGATCACTGTTGAACCAGACTAATCCTTGATCTGGCGAAACTGGCGGCGTGAGAGAAACGAACGCTCCTGCGCACAGAACGCGCCATGTCGTTCCATCGAACACGCGCATCGTTTGGCGCGTCAGATCATACCACAACTGTCCCCTGATTGGATTTTGTGGAGGATTCGTGCTGGCAAAATTTTCCAGAAGATAGTATTTGTCTTGCTGTTCCAGCTGACCATAGTCGACCTTTGTTCGACCGATTAGCTTCAGAGATGTGGTCTGGTCTACCACGTTGTCCGGTATTTGCAGGACAGGAACTACGGGATCCGACGCGCTGAAAATAATATATGCCATGAATATCTTCCCCGGGTTGTTTCTATTTACGAAAATGGCACAAACTTTTCGAGGGTAAATATATGTCAAAACGGCCGGAGATTTTTTGTGAGAAAATCATTTCAACATTTTTATGATGGTCAGATCGCCAGGATTTCTGGACAGGTTCGTCGTGTGTTTTCATTTTTTGAGGTTCAAGAGATTGGCGAAGATGGCCTGCCATACTTTCGAAAGGTGCCTGTTGTTGAGGGAAGGCAGTCTAGGCTTGTAGCAGCATTAAAAAAATACAATAGTCAGAATACTGCTCTTCCTCTTCCATTGATATCGGTATATTTGGATTCTGCAATGCGCTTCGCCCGGGATCGAACGATGACGCCGCGCCATGTTCAAACCATTCAAGTATCCGAAAAGAAATTTAATACGGAAACAGGAATGTATGAAGTTTCTCGTGGAAATCGCGTTGCGATCCAGCGCATATCGCCAATACCTGTAGATTTGACATATGTTGTTCAAATTGCCACAAGCAATATTGACACTAAATTTCAAATCATCGAGCAGATTTTGCCACTTTTTAACCCTTCTTTCGACCTTCAACTAACAGAAAATCCACTTGATTGGACTTCGCAGTTGTTTATGACCATGGAAGAAGACATTACGCTCTTTGAGCGTTCTGTTGAAATGGGTCCTGAAGAATCTTACGAGATCACCACCCTTCGTTTTTTGGTCCAAGCGTGGATTAACCCGCCGGCATTGGTGGAGCGGCAGAACTTCATCAGAACAGCGTTGATTAATACTCATGTGAAAAATAATTTTTCTGACATTTATGATGAAATGTTCTGGGACAACGCCGAGCGTGCACAGAATTCGATTTCTGTCTCTACGATGGGAATCCGTCTTGCCCCTCGGCAGGTCACGCTGGTAAGCCCGTTCAATGTGTTGACCGATTCGCAAAACGAGCCTTTTTCTTGGGCATCTGTTCTGGAAACATATCCGGGGAAATTGACTTCAGAGAGTCGTCTGCGCGTCCGGCCACATTCCAATCTCGTGATAGAGGGTCGGGTTGGTGTTGTCGATGGGAGCCCTAATCTTTTGTCTTTTATCCCGGATCAGGAAACGCTTCCAACACCAACACTGCCTTCTGTTTTAACTATCATAGACGGACGTGTTCATCATCCAGAAGCCGACGACTTTCCAAATTATCCGTTGGGTACGCGCCTGATTTCTTCCACAATGATCCCTGAGGGCGCGGCAGCATGGGGAACGTTGTCTTTCCCCTCGGGAAGTATTTTGGAACTTGGCGATTCTGGTTGGTTTGTATCAGATTATGGAGACGAGACTCTTTTGGGCCATATTGTTATTAACGAAGACGACGGCGAGCCCTATATTTTCGGTATAGATGGCTGGCGTCATCTATATGCAATGTTTTATGGACCAGCAGAATGGGAACTCATCAACATTTGAAACGGCCACTGCGCGCTATTGGCGCTATAGTTTATGCTCGTAGTACACACCGACTCTTATTTGTTCAACGATCTGTGCGGTCTTCATACCCTCTCCATTGGGGAATTGTTGGCGGTAAAGCAAACTTTCGAGAAAGTCTTGAAGAAGCGTTGTTTCGAGAGATTTCTGAGGAGATTGGGCAACTGCCTCCCATAGTCTTCTCGGGGAAAATAAAGCATTTTGTTTCTGAAGATGGAGGATTTTCTTTTGATACGGTTCTTTTTGTAGTGGAAGATGAATTCATTCCTACACTTAACAAAGAATCAATTGGATTTTCTTGGGTTCATGCGGAACATCCTCCGAGACCTCTTCATCCCCGCCTTCGGGAGATCCTTGAAGCGTTACGGGGTTTTCGATTTTTTGATCCACAGCGTGTCGGCCTAAATAATTCTGAACAGGCGGGGGGCTCCAAATGAACGACGACGCGATAGAGTTGCGGATGGGGGAGCGCATTTCAGGAACCGACATGACGGCGCGCGATCGCATTAAGACAGAAGTCAAGACGTGCATCTCAACAACGCCGAACTGGATCTTTGCGTGGACCGCGCTCTTCAAAAATATCGGCAACGTGCTCAGAATGCCTCTACTGTCGGATATTTTTTTCTTCAAATGGTTCCTGGAGAGTCTTCTTATATCTTACCAGCGGAGATTGTGGCGGTTGATGGTGTATATCGCCGTGGCGTGGGTTCTGTTCAGGCGTTTGCTCCTGGAAGCTTTGGGGCGGGCGGGCCAACTCTGGATCCGTTTGATGTGGCATTCACCAATATATATCTTCTTCAGATGAATAATCCGGGAGGATTGACAACCTACGAAATTTTCTCTGGATATATCGGAGAAGTTATGCGTATGTTCGGTGGATATTTGATTTATCATTTTGACAGATCTACTCGTAGAATTACGATCGATAGAAATCTTCGCGGAGGCGAAATTGTTCTTTTGAAATGTTCTTTTTATAAATTTGAACGGCAGATTCTTTCGGATTATGATATGCGTCCTTGGATACAAAATTATGCACTTGCTGAAGCCAAGATGATACTTGGTTCAAAATATTCTAAGTTCGGTTCTCTTCCCGGACCGCAGGGCGGAATTACATTGAACGGCGATGCGATGAAGGCAGAAGCAAAAGAAGAGATGGAAAAATTAGAAATTGATTTGGATATGTATGTCGACGGGTCTGCCCCTCCGTTTATTGCTGTTGGTTGAGGTCTGAAAAAAGCGCTTTTCTCCTATCAGACCCTAAATATGTTCTAGTAGAAACTCAATAGGAGTCTGAAAAAATGGCATTGGTATCTCCAGGCGTACAAGTAACCATCACGGACGAGACCTTTGGGTCGGCTTCGCCGCCCGGAACTGTTCCTTTATTGGTTATCGCCACCCGCGAAAATAAAACACAACAGTCTGGTGCAGTTGCCCTTGGTACCCTGAAGGAAAACGCCGGGCGTCTTTATACGATCACTTCGGTTCGCGAGCTTCTCAACACCTTTGGTCTTCCTGTTTTCCCGACATCTAATGGAAATGTGATTCAAGTCGACGAGACTAGCGAGCATGGCTTGTTTGCTGCATATAGCTATCTCGGTCAAGCAAACCGTGCATATGTGGTGCGCGCGGATATTGACCTTGGACAGTTGGAACCCAGGGAAGAAGCACCGTCTGGTCCGGCGGAAAATGGCACTTGGTGGTTCGAATATTCTGCCTCTCGTTTCGGCGTCTCTCGCTCGAATGGAAACTCCATTCCGGGGCTCGCGTGGCAGCCGGTCACTGTGCGCATTCCGCTTGCTTCTCAGATTGGTCCTGGCCCGCTTTTTGCGCCGATTAGCGGCTTTGGTGCCAACGGCGAGATTGCAGTGGTTGTCCATAACGACCAGAACCGCTATTTTGAGAAGATTTCTGGCCAGTGGTATCATATCGGCAGTGCTGCATGGAAAGCGGCGCGTCCAGTTGTTGTCACCGGATCCGTTTCTTCTCCAACATTGAACGACGCGGACACGCTAACGATCAACACACAGACAATCACATTTGTTGGCGCACCTACACAGGTTGATCTTGCTGATATTGTTTCGCAAATCAATACGGCCGCTGTTCCGGGAATTACTGCTTCTCAGGGTGGACCCGGAGGACTTCGGCTAGTATTAACAAATGCCACTGGAAATGACATCAACCTCTCTGGATCGGCGGGCGTTCTGGCAGCATTGGGTCTTCCTGCACAAACTCTTGGCACGAAGCTGTTTTATGGTCCTCATACAGCAGTTCCTACAAACGTTGCTGCGGGAAATCTTTGGATCAAGACCACCGAGCCGGCACAGGGGGCGCGTTTCGTGCTTCGACGCTTCAATGTTTCACAGAATCAGTGGATTCAGTTTGGTGCCCCTTTCTTTGAAGACGATGCCGCAGCAGACGCGTTTTATGGAACGAACAAGACGAGCAATTCTCTCTATGTTCGTTTTAATGTTGGTGGCATGGTGAATGACCCACTGGCTTCACATGTTATTCGTCGTTGGGATCCAAACGCTGCATCTTGGACTAATCTTGTTTATGTTGCGTCTCTACAGGCTCCAACTTCCAATCCGATCGAAGGAACTTTGTGGTTTGACCCTCGTTTCTATGCAGACTTCATGGTCAACGATGGTACGCAATGGAGAGGATATCGTAATGCGTATCCTCTAACGGATCCGGCTGGTCCAATATTTTCTTCTGCGGAACCGACGGAGCAATCTGACGGAAGCCAGCTGGAAGACTATGATCTTTGGGTTCGTACAGACGATCAGGCACGCTTCCCTCGCATTTATCGCTACCTAGCCGGCGAGTGGCGCCTGATTGACAACACTGATCAGAGCACACCGCTTGGTATTGTTTTTGGCGATCTTCGACAGGATTCTGGCCCTGCGGGTCCCTGGCTCGGCATGGGCGCGGACCCTCTCAGCACAAAAACTACTGATTTGCTCCGTTCCGACTGGGTAGATCCAGTGGATTTGACTCAGTTGAACCCGCAGGCATTCCCGCCTGGGGTTATTGCCCTGAATACACGCGCAGCCGGAAACATCGTCAAGGTTTATCGCCCATTTTACTATGAAGATCAGGCAGAATATACGGTTGGCGCATTTTTGAGCGATGCATACGAGACCGCAAATCCTGGGGCTCGGGC